GTCCATAACGTCAACTAAATAAGTGTCATATCCATGCTTAAAGCTTCCAGAGCTAGTAGAGTAGTCTCTCTTGCCAAACGCCTTTGAGTCATTATAACTCTTATGCATCACAGCCTATGCTATCTCTTCATACTTCTGTTCTGAGATTTGGTCCCCAGCTCTTCTCTTCAACTCCTGAATGCTAATCCTAGAAACATGACCAGCATAAACTATATCGCTTAAGTTTGGGTCCTCAGTGTAACTATGAATGAAGTTTGCTGGGTCTATATACCTAGTTACGATTCCGTAGTTAGGGTCGTTATCTCTTTTGACAACACCCATACCGCATACCACTAAGTCTTCAACATTACGTCTGAATATGTCTTGGTCAAAATCATTCCAGTCCAACGTCAAGGATGTTGCCAACTGAGCAGCAATCTCTGAGCTAGTCTTGACGTTTTGGTCCATGAAGATTTCAGCCTCCTCGGTGGTATCTGGTAAAGAGTCTGGGTCTATGTTTGGTGTAAGACCAAGAGCCTTAGCTTCCATCAATAATTCCTTATCACCAATAGATGATTCTATCTCAGCCTTTCTTGCATCCTTCTCTTGCTTACTAATAGGGTCTATAGCCTCTACCTTTGGGTATGGCTTTCTTGACAAGACTCTGTTAACAACTACCTTAACAAACTTAGGGACGATAGGTACTGGACTCCAGTCGAGGTTCAGTAGTGTACCATCACCATTGTTTGGGTCAAGAGAGTTCAGAATCTGTTTATAGATACTGGTGTCTTGTGTCCCGTTAGCGTAATCACGACTCTTTTCGAATTCGTGCCTTCTTCGGCTGTATAGGCTGGAGCTATCCTCCCCCTTTCCCCATTGCGCCTCTATCGCCTTTGCAAATTGCAAGCCATAGCTTTGGCTCATTTTTTCCACTGGTGAAGCAAACGGGTCTGGGAATCCTGCCTTATTCGTATTTTTGCTTTTATAACTCATTGTATAGATTGGAGCTCACTTGCAAATATAGCAATACATTGTCGGGTTTCAGATTACTTATATCTTCGGAAGAAAACCTTCTCCTCAAAGTTAGTAACCTTCTTCTTTTTCTTAACCTTTTGGGCAGCCAACAAAGCCAAGCCAGAGCTAATGGTAAGGTCAAACTTAGTCCTGTTATCTATCTTAAACCCTATCCAGTCTTCTAGCGTTCTATTGAAGTGCATCCTACCTGGATTCCCTTCGTCATCTGAACCAACATGGTTATGTATGTAGTCCTCGATGGCTGAGGCATGAGCTTGTATTACGTCTTGAGAGTTGGATGGTATGCCCTTAGTCTTTACGGTCATTTGATTTTTAGAGGAGCTAAGATGAGCTGGTCTATCCATCACATAACCATCGTAACCTCTTGATTCAAAGTACCTTACGATACCATACTTGTTGTTCTCAATCAGTAGTGGATAACCATAGAAGACTGCTGCCATCAGAACATCTTCATAGAATATACTAGCCATGGGTGGTCTACTCGCATACTCAGCGACGAACATGTTTGAAGCACCATCAAGATTAAACTTGTTATAAATATGGCACGCACCTTTTGATGACCTACCGTCAACTGTAGCGTCAAGGTCATAGCTATCTACTCCCCCACATCCAATGTTAGGATTTGGTGGTACCCTCTTACTTCCTTGAGTCTTCATAACACTCCTGTCTTCCTGAGATGGGGTCCAACAGATTCTCCATCTACCATTAGGGTCTGGATTGAATATAACCTTCGTGTCCTTCACGCCGTTAGCCCATTGGAAGTTTCCAACAACAACAGGACTAGGGAACAGTGCATCGTTGTATTCCATCTGCTCGTATATCTTCCCAATGTTGAAAAGGCTACCCTCTATACTATCTCTGAACGCCTCATCAGTAGTGAACGGGAACTGGCGAACTATCTCATTCATCTCCCTAGCATCATGCTTGACGGCATCCCTCTCATTCTTTAAGAAGCTCTTAGAGCCCATAGTCATCATCTCACCATCAAGTGTTTGTATAGGTGATGAGGGGTCTACAGTTATCGGGTTCCCATGTAAATCAAAGAATCCCTCTAGAGCTTCATAGGCAGGTATAAACAAACGATACAGACCTGAGGTAGTCCTACCATTGGCATTCCTCTTGTTTGTGTCAGAATCCTCCCAAAGCTTTTTGTACTCAGAGCCGCCCTTGTCTAGTGGGTTTACCGTGGACCCTACGAGTGCCTTACCCACAACCCTACGACCAACTATTAAACACGTTCTCTCAATCCTCCAGGCTTCCCTGATGTCAGCAGGCTTCTCCCACTTACCAGCCTCATCCATGTATAGCATGTGAAGCTTCTCACCATCGTAAGCGTTGTTAGTGGTGTTCTTCCAGTTGAGTACCGTGTTAAGTGCGTCACCTACATTGGTAGTCTTATTGTTCTTTGTAATCCTCTTTGATGGCTCACGGAAGGCGAGCTCAACCCTTGGGTTTGTCGTACCGTCTTGAATTGGTTTGAAGAAGAATGGGTAGTTCCGAAACATCGAAACGCATTTCTTCATGAAGATATTCTCCTGAGCATCCTTACCAGTCTTCGACTGAATGCCAAGAAGTTTGTCTTTAACTTGACTAGCTTCATTAACAAGGACAGAAGCGCAGATATTAGTATAACCAGACCTACGGCACTTAGTGTAAAGCTGCCCAATACAACGCGGGTCAACTTCGCAAGCAGCCATGTGAAGAAATATCTCTCTTTGGAACTTGAGGTAAGACGGGAACCCGACATCAATCTTGCTCCACTGTAGGAACATGTAGTGCCTCCCAGTGATAAACGTAGGTACACCCTGATTGTAAAACCAAAAGCCTTCACTACGCCTTCGAAACTCCTCCTCGATATAAGGACGGAATCTTTCTCGAAACTCCTTTGGAGTCTGCTGCCACTCGTCCATGCTTCTAATACGGGACAACTCCTGTGGCATAGATACCCTTCTCCACACTTGCATACTTGTCTCCAAGTCTTCACCTGTGATTCCCGACTTTGGGGTCTTTGGTAAGCCAATGAGAAGGCTGCCGACTTCCACGATATCTCCGAGCGTACCCTTGGGACAAATCTTAATAACCTTGTCATCATAACCTTCTACATCTACTATATTGCTCATTTAGAAAATTTCTCTGCAAACCCTCCTGAATAGTCTTTGGCATCCTCAATGGAGCCGTTAGCCTGTAAGTCTTTGACCATCTGCTCTAGCCTCTGTCTCTCAACGAGAAGCTCCTTGCAGTCAATCGCGGTCTGCTCGATTGATTGTAATTCTGCCTTTCTTTGCGTACCACCAGCCTCTGGGTCAACAGGCTTTCTGACCTCATCAATCATGTTATTGATTGCCACCTCCATAGACTTCATAAGTCTTTTGGCTGCTGATGTTGTGGTGAACTTAGTTGACGACATAGCTGATGTTATCTGACAACATACGATAAACTATCGTGCCGTCATCAAGCTTCATCTTATAGTCTCTGTCCTTGTCAAAACCTACAGTGTCTCCAGCCTTTACACCCTGTGCGATGTGGTCGGGATGAGGCATGAACATCTTAGCCTCCTTTTCGTATTCGACATCACTAACATCTAGGTCAACAATTATTCCAGATTCAGTAACCTGCTCAACAGACTCAACCTCTATGGGTTGTACGAAGACCCACCCAGCAAGCATGTGTAGCTCACCATCGGAATCCCTGTATGCAATAGCATGGCTTTGAGTGGTCTCTCTATCATCGTACAATACGATGTACTTGTTGTCACCAAGTTCTAAGCTTTTACTTATAGTGACGTGGTGGTGGAAGAACAATGTATCTCCCTTCTTCACGCCAGTGTCGTAAATTAATGGTGCGCTAAGAACTTCGCCATAGCATATCCTGTGGTCGAACTCGTTGAACCTAGTGTCTAAAAATAATTCTTTTCCCCCGACAGTAACCTTGTTATCTGTCTTCTCAGGGACCTGTACAATAAAGTGTCTTAAAGCTTTCATTCGAAATTACAATCATATTCAATTAAAATAGGTAGATTCTCAATCGTCTTCCATATGTACGTTGAGTCGTCGTCTTCTACAAAGACATGATACCTTCTTACATTATACTTATATAGGGCTGCCTCGTCTTCCTTGATGGCACAGACATTACCCTGCCCAGCCCTCATACCGACATAGTATGCCAGTGCGTCCTTGGGATTTGCCCCAATGACAATCTTTCTTATTAAATCCATTTGTTTAGTTTAAAAGAAAATTCATGTCACCGCTGCTTTCGTCTTCAGATGCGACATAGGCTTCAGCCTGAAGTGTCATGAACTTCTCAAATTCTTCAATATCTTTTACATTCCAACCGTAGTGTAGATTCCATTTTTGAACCCCACCTCTATCTTCCTCGATATAACCAACGGACATCGTGTACACCAACTCGACTGATGCTTTGTATTTATCAATAATGTCCTCTATGCGTTCGAACACATCTTGTAGTTCGTCGCGCATTGCTTCTTTTAGAATATCATCCATTAGGCGTTAACAAAAACTGCTGGAGTAGTAGATGCAATACTTCCTGTGGTTACGAAACTTGCTTGTACAAGCCATTGATTTATACTAATTAATGTGCATGTAATCTCATCACCAATCTGACCACCTTTATCATTAGCGTTACTCTGTATCTCTATAACATCCTTATCTGTTGTGCCTATCTCAACAAGTTGTATTCTTTGTGCAGTGCTATCCCTTAGTATAGCTTGACCAACAAAGTGAACAGGTCCACTTGGAGTAGTATCCTTTGCTCTTATTCTATGAACAACACCATCCTTTTTTGTCTGGATGATAAACTTAAAAAACATCCCAACAAGTGCAGCTGTTGGAATAGGTAGAATTATTTCAACCTGAGAAGCCCCCATTGCGTTAAGGTCTAGTTGGTATGTTCTGTTTGCGCCAGTCGTTTTACTTCTGTCCGCGGTCAGCAGAAGGTCACTTGTGGAGTTTATTTTTGCGATTTCATCAAACCCTTTCTCTATTGTTATAACATCTGATGAAGCGTCAATGTGTGCATTGATACCATGTCCACCTTTAAAGGTTAATGTAGCCCCATCACCACCTGCTGTACCTTGAATGGCTACAGTAGGGTCAGTACCAAAGTCTGAACCAAGAGTATTACCAGCTGCTGTAGTTACAGATACACCAGAAGAACCTGGGAAGGCTCTTTTTGATATCACCCCACCTGAGCTTATCACTAGCGAGCTTGACTCTGAAGTTGTAGCCAGTCCTGTGATTACCAGACCATCCGAACTTGCATCAAGCTGCGTAGCGTCAGTGGCTAGGCTCAACCTTGTGTCATTACCCGCACCATCGCTAACTACGTGATACCCACTAGATTTTGCTGTTAGTATCGTATTGTCAGTAGTCTTTAGTAGACCAGGATAGCTGTCTTTTATTCTGTTTCCTGAAAGATTAGTTCCCATCTTTTTTAAATTTGTTACAAATATACTATAATGGGAAGAAGTCATCCAAGTAGAAAAAGACGGGACTTCAGTAAGTTGAATAACAGGTATGTCAACAAGAACTATTTAAAGAAGTGGTCTCTTGTTACCAAGGACATATCTAGCAACTATGGGGTATCTCAGACAGAACTTGAGTTCATGTTGTTTATATATGACTACGAGTTTTTCACTGTGTCACATGTGGCAAAGGTGTTGAAGAGGAGCAAGAAGAAACTATACGACAGGACTGTATTACCACTCAAGAGAGAGGGGCATATAGAAACGGTGTACCACGGAAAGGGAGTGGATGCATATGTCGATGCGCTGTTCCATGAGCGAGGTGTAAACAATGAGAACAGATTGAGTCTGTCACAGAAGGGTAGGTTGCTTGTCCAGCGAGTGTATAGAAAGCTAGAGGGTGGGGAACCTATTAACTCTTAGTTAGAGCCTGCTTTCAAGGGTCTCCCACCTTTCATTCCCTTCTTCTTTAATGCAGCAGCAATGTTTAGCTTGCTCGCACCCGTCATTGCCTTTTTACCAACAGCAGGTTTTTCACTTTCATACTCCTTCTTAATTCTATTACGGAATTTTTCATCCTGCATTAGATATTCTACAGCAGATACTTTCTTGCCTCGGACCATAAGGTTGGATACCTCATCTACTCGTTTGTTTAGAATAGCGTCATTTCTTACTTGATAACCGTCTAGATAGTTCTTATATTGCTCTTCTGCTTTTTGCTTAAGATATTGCTCAAAAGCTAATGAGTCTTTCTTGGGGTCTCCTTGAGGTGTCTTCCCACCGTTAGAGTATTTTTTCTTAGATGCTCTCATATTTTTTTTATGATTGTGCAATATACCAAATAAATGTGCGTTATAGATATAGACGAACCCACAAAACAAATTGTTATGAAGAGTATATTTTTAATATTAGGATTGATTGCAGGACAGGCGTTGTTCTCTCAAATCACATTTAGAGTAATAGCTGACATCAATGGAAGACCTTTAGATTCAGTATACAATGACAGTATATCAGTGAGATTATTCCACGAGGAAGACTTCTGGGAAAACCTACCAACTGAGCCAGTAGAAACTAGACTAGCTAGAACAGGTCAGGAGGTGAAGTGGGAGACCATCAGCACTGGAACCACATGTGTAGATTACGTAGCGGAAGACTGGGGTACATACCACATGGTTTTTGAGAATCGCTTCACTGGTGAGGTATTGGCGTACTTCATGGCTCATGTTGGTAGATACTCAAGATTTTGCACAGACCACGGTAAGGTGATTCACACTATGAGACCTAAGCACCCATTACTTTCAATGGGCGGTCAATGGGCTCCAGAATATGGCAACGTGGTGAAAGGATTCTACCCTCCTGGGATTCAGTAATAACTAGGGTTAAAAACCGAAACGCTTAAATATTGGCTTTACAGTCTTCCCCTTGTCGCCTCTATCACGCACTACTATTTTATTTCCAAACTGGTCCTTGTAGGAAGTCCTGCCAGGCATAGGGTTAAACTTTGACCTTTGATAGTCTGAGCCCCTTGATATCTTGGTGAACTCGTCTGTAATTTCAGAGTCGGTTACCTGGGGGGAGAAAGTCTTCTCACGCTGAGTGTGCTTGTTTTTTTTTCTACGTCTGAAAAAATCTGCAAGGTCTTTATTTGATGCTGTAATCTTAGCCCCTTCTCTTGCCTTCTTCACCCTCATTCCTGTAGGAAGCATGCCCCCTTCATTCATGGTTATTCTTCCAAAGACAGGTTCGGGGTGGCTCTTGCGATATGATTCTAAATTACCAGCTTCTTGAGCTCTTTTATAACCTTGAAGCCAAATAGAATACCTTTTGTTAAACTCTTCTCTGGTTTCAGCAGCAGCTTTACTTCCAGACTGAAGACTACCCTCAGCTAAATCTAGAACTACATTACTTGCATTTTCAAAAGTAAGTTTAGGTATCTGGAAAGAACCTCGTCCACCCTCACCATCTGTGAACTCTGTTTTCTCTGCACTTACGGAACCGTTTTCCTCCATAAACGCTACAACAAACTTTTTAGTTTTAGGGCTGTTTCGGTCAGTCATGTCTACGCCTGCCGCTATACCTTCCTTTATAAATCTGTTTGCGTCCTCGCCTTTGACCACTTCATTACCTACACCAAAAACGTACAAAGGCATCTGAAGAGAGTTTTTCTTACCAGTGCCACTGTCGTTTTGAACGAGGTCAAAAATCTCATCAATGCTATACTGACCTGAGTTGATTTTATCCTGAGTCTCTTCTGTCACTGAAAATCTATACCCAGCCTCTTCAAATACATTTGGGTTGAACATAAGTGAGTCTGGAACCATTTTATCATCGAACCGTATTGCACCATGAAACGCACCAATCTTTTTGTCTGTCATGTAAGCAGTGGCAATAGATATTTTCTCCTCATCAGACTTTCCTTTAAGTGACTTGAAGCTTGGGTGGTCATCTTCTATGGCAGCGTTTATAGCTTCTAGGAATTCTGATGGGTTTTCTTCGATGGCGTTTCTAGTTCTAGCAGCATATTCGTTGTACTGCTCATCGAGGTTACCCTCACCTGTTAAGTTTTGGTTTGCCCAGTTAGAGCCGAGGATTGTTTGCTTTGTTGCTTCATCTAAATCCTCAAGCATATTAGACTCTGGTAGCGTGATGTTGAATGCATCAATCTTATCTGGAGATGTTGCTTTAACCATTCCCTCTGTGTCCTCTTGAAACGCACCCCCAAACTGAGGTGTGCTTACGTATGAAAACCTTGGGCTTATAACCTTATCGTCTCCATTCTTAGGCGGGTCTGTAATCATCGCCCCCTCTTGAGCTCTACGAACCATCATGCCGTACATAGCCTTCTTGAGGTCTCCAGAACCTTTACCGTCCGCTGCGAAGAACGGAACCATATTGCCGTTGTGCTTTACCATTTTCATAAGCACAAATATAAAAAGATTAGTTGTTACTTTTTAGATGAAAAGAAGTAGGACCCTTCTTGAACCTTCTGGTGAGTGTGGGGTAACCATGTGCTCCACGTCTGAGCCATGACCGTAAAGGGTGTACATTTCTTGTTCTATATCTTCATCCCTGTATCTCAACACTCCACCCTCGAATGAACCTGAAAGAAGTATACTGCACCCAATTCTACACCAAGCCATGTGATTTGAGTTACCTGTGTCCACATGCCATCCATGTCCTTGGGATTTGCTCTCCACCCTCCAGTAGGATTTATCACAAAGCTCAATGTCAGTCTCTTCTTTTATTTTTGTGAACACCCTCTTTATTAAGGGCTCATTCCAGTCTCGTATAGACTTATTAATATGGATGCGGCTTAATAGAGCTAAGTCTTCTTCAGAAATAATATTAGGTATCGTAAATCTCATATCTATCTACCCTGAGATGCGTAAGGCTTCTTGTAGTTCTGACTGCCCTTGTTGTGGGAACTCTTTTTGGAATGCTGTCCTGGTCTCTTCTTACGAACCTTCTTAACGTAAGTGTCGAATGTAGTTTTCTTAGCCACGTCTCAAATCTGTATCGTGCTTCTTTGAACCTCTGATGTAGCTGTTTACTCTACCCATAGCCCATGCCGCCATAGACGCTCCTCTTCTAGAACCTGAAGACATCCACGCACCTTGTCCGCGCCTGTACACCTTAGATAGTGTACCATATGAT